TTTCCATAGTAGAAGATGTACCCAATGATCAGGAACTTGGAGAAAAAATTAGAAAGTTGATGAAAGATCTTGACAAGCCAGAATAATGTTATTACCTTTGCCTAATCATTCAAACTTCAAAGAAGTTAAGTTATTAAAGTCTATCCTACTTTTCTTTCTTTTGCTTACTTTTCTTTCTTAGCACAATCAACAACCTTATATGACATCTAAAAAAACTTGCAGTAAATGCAAGAAGGTATTACCTCCTCTTCTAAAGACCAAGGTAATCTGTTACAAGTGCCTTTCTAAGGGCGTGTAATTTTTTCACATATATTTTTTTCACATATATTTTTTTAGGTATGTGGACGTGTGTGGTTACCATCTAAATAAAACGACCCTTGCTAAAGCAAGGCGATGTGGGTACCCCCCGTTGCTGTAAATAATTCATCATTGTTAAACGCCTAAAAAAAATCATTATCATGGCTACATTCACTGTAATATCATCGACACAACTTGACAACTCTTCTAACTGTAAGACAGCTTTTTCTGTCAACAGAGGCAACACACCAGCTTTTGCTGTGGGTCAGAAGGCTTGGGCACTTACCACTAGTCTAATGCAAGAGGGAACTACTCACGAAGTAGAAGACTCTGCGTTTGAGTTAGAGGATAGAGCTAACGACAACGGTAACTTCAGAGTAATCACTTGGAAGTAACTACAAAGGGGAGCAATCCCCTTTTTCAAACGTCCTTAAGATACATAAAAGGTTAGCTACATAAAGACTTATAGGACCTAAATAAAACAACTTAGGACCTAAATAAACAACCATAGCTAACTCAAGTGGTGATAATGTGATTATGTTTCGTTTTACTTTATAAATATTCTGTAACCCCAATGTTTATGGGGTGTGCGAATGGTTTAATGGAACTTTAACCCCATATCACCCCATTTCAAATATATTAATTCTCAAGACTATTGTATATATATAGCCTTATTCTTATTAACTTTAATTATTACACACCAATGTATAATTCACTTAACGAAGACATGGATGCTCACTTAGAGTATCTACAAGACAATAGACTCACTATTAAAGAGTGGTTCTATTTACAAGAGAACTGTGACTACAGTTATTAATCATTATATAGTGCACTATGTATAGAAAGTACACTAAAGGTAACTATGCTACGAGAGCATGGAACAGGACTACAATTAAGTAGTAAGTTGAAATACGCCTATGTACTTTCATACTAACATTATCCTAGAAGGACATACGAGATACTATCTGTGCGAGTCAGATGATACTGTTAGTTTTATTATTTATTAACATGCGGAGTGAAAGAAGTCAAACACTTCCATAACAAAAAATACAGACCATGTGGCTGAGATAGAGAACACATTAAATAACTATCTAACTAATAAATTTTTTAATTAATAAAGAAGGGCAGCGAGTTTCACAAGTAATCTAATTACTTTAGATTGTAACAATTTAACATGGTGTGCTCCTGTCCTTCTTTTATTAATTCTTTTCTCAGATTCTTATCCCAAACTTTATTGCAGCTAACTAACTCAAGTTATGAGACCAACGTGCTATTATATATAGCCTTAAGCTGTCCAATCTACTTTATGTAAAGAATCTATTTCATTTATTTACTTTTTATTAATCTTTTATTTTCACTTTTTAATTTTTATACCATGAACAAAGAAAGTATCAACACCGAAATCGCTAACATGAATGTAGGCGATTCAATCCTTGTTTCATTCAAGGGCACTTCAACTTCTAAAATCCAAATCACACTTGGAGAAAAAATTGTTACTAAATCAGGAAACCCATTAGCTCTATTAAACGCATCTGATGCTAAGTTTAATGTTACTTCTAAAGCTAGACGAGCTTGGTTAACTTCTGAGCCTAGCGATGCTAAGATTTATTTCCCACAGTATGCTTCTCAAATTGATGAGGCTGCAGCAGGTGATAAGTCTACTGAAGTATTTATAGGTGAGCTTAACCCATCAATTGCTGGACAAGTACTTAGAGTAGAGCTCAAAGAGACTACTACTCCGACTGCTTACCAAGCTAATAATGTAGAGTCTACTGCTAGAGTAAACCCTAGTACTGGTGAGCTTCAGCTTTTCGAAGGCAAGCCTATCTTTTCTAACACTCGTGTTATATTTGGTACACCTGACCATGATACACTTGAAGCAGATCCAATTTCTGTAGCTCAAGTATCTACTATGGTTGCCGAAGATATGGTAGCTTAATTTTATTGGGGAGAGGCTTAATTAGCTTCTTCCCTTTTTTTCAACCCTTAATACTATACATCATGTCTAATTTTACTGAAGAATTTATAATGCAAACTAACTATCATGTGATGGATCCTGATGGCGAGTCTATCAGACCTATGACTTATGAAGAGATTGCTCACTATATGTTTTATAAGCATCAACTCATAGATCAAGAGTGGTATGAGACTGTTGGAGGAGATATTTCATAGTTATGCCTATCAAGTATCAGAAAACAAAAACCTTAATTACCAAACCTAATAACAATAGTGCGAACTGTATTGCTCCTAACCTAATCTATGGATGCTTTGGAGGATGTGTTAGCACTTATTGTTATATGTCTCGCTACAATGGAGATAGGGTATTTGTAAACGAGAATGTAGATGATATCTTTAATTCTGTAGTAGAATGGGAAAAGACTTATAAGAAAGTACCTGATCAACAGGATCCCAAGTATACTATGGTAGATATTGCGTGTAATTCTGATTTAGTATTAATGCAGAAGCACATGCCAAAGCCTCTGATTGATTATCTCAAAAGATATGATGATCATCCTAGACTCAATACAACTATGGCTACTAAGTATCCTTCCTTACTCAAGCTAGATGTTAATCACTTTAACAAGAAGCCCAGAGTAAGAGTTAGTCTTATGCCTCAATCTTATTCTGATATCTTAGAACCTAAGATGCAAAAGATATCTGATAGGATACAAGACATCAATAGACTAAAGTCTTTAGGATGGGAAGTACATATAAATTATTCTCCTGTAGTTATCCATAAAGGTTTTATTACCAAGTATGATAGCTTATTTAAAGAGGTCAAAGATGTTGCGGGTGAAAATAAGTGTGAAGTAATATTTCTTACTAACCATAAATATCAAATGCTCAAAGCTAGCGAGGAAGCTAGACAGATGATGAGTATGTCTAACCAAGTTAAAAACCAACAAGGTGTGATGAGATATGAGTTAGGATTAAAATCTAAAGGTATTACTCACTTTAAAGAACAGTACTCTAAGTACTTTAATTTAGAAACAATAAGATATATATTTTAAATATGAGTGACTATACTAGAATGATATACAATCTGCGAGTAGCAGGTGAGTATGTAGGCTATGCAGAAACTGAAGAAGCCGTTATGGAACTCTTTGATGAGTATGTAGAAACCAATAAGATTAAAAATGCCTTTGCTGATGTATCTATAGAATATGATAATGTCTACGAGGACTATGAGGAAAGACATTGGAAAAATTTAAGAACACATAACGAAAGATTTACCGATGGCTAACCTAACAGATACTACCCTAGCAGAGATAATTTCTTTTGCAATATGTGCCATAGTTATACTGAGCATATGGGCTATAGGTAAGAAGTATGAAGATTAACTTCTGTAGTGCTTCTGTACAGAAAATTAAATATAAATAAATTAAAACTAATTAATTATGGCAAATCATTGTTACAATGAAATTTTCTTAATAGGAAAGGATGAAGAGTCTATAAAAGAATTAAAAGATAGACTTACAGGTACATACGATAAGTTTAATTATTTAAACGGATGGTGTGACTATGTTCTAAAGGTCAGAGATGACTTCGACTACAACTTCGATGAAGACAAACGTGCCCACTACTTCTATGGTAGTAGATGGTTTGACTTTGAGGTGGACTACGATGATGATAATACTTTGCAGATTAATGGGGATAGTGCATGGTCACCTATGGAAAAGTTTACTGAAGAACTATGTAAAGTATATAATCTAGGCGGTAATCTTGAGTATAGCGAACAAGGCTGCGACTTTGCAGGCATTACAAATTTTGATTCTTTTGGCGAGACTTCTAGGCAAGAGTTTACATACTCAGAATACGAATACAAGTATCTAGATAAGGATTACTGGATTGAAAACCAAATTGAATGGTTGAAAGTCCCTAAAGATTCTGGTGTATCTAAAGAAGATATTGATGAATTTGTAAAGGAAGCGAGTAAATATGCATCGGAAGAAGACATTAATAAAATTTTAAATTCATTAAATCAATTAAAATAAAAACAAATGGGACTAGACATGTATTTATACAAACGCACTTATGTGCAGAACTGGGATCATATGAAAGATGAGGCTAAACACTCTATTACTATAGAGGGACCTGAAGCTTCCCATATTGATACTAAAAAGATAACTAATATTGAAGAACAAGTTGGTTATTGGAGAAAGGCTAACTCTATTCATAAGTGGTTTGTTGATAACGTTCAAAATGGAGATGACAACTGTCAAGAATCTCTTGTATCAGAAGAGCAATTACAAGAGCTTCTAGATATCTGTAAGACTTTACAAGAAGAAATGGTTCTGAAAAAAGGAATTATTGAAAATGGTAAAGTGTTACAAGAGGCAAAGCTTACTCCTAAATATGAGCTAGGAGATATGGTAGTAAACGAAGAACTATGTAAAGAGCTATTGCCTACTACTGAGGGATTCTTCTTTGGATCTACAAACTATGACCAATGGTACTTTGATGATATTAAACATACTGTAGAAGTGCTTACAGAAGTCCTACAGAATACAAATAGCTCAGGAGTATCTTATTATTACCAAGCTTCTTGGTAGAATGCCTTTGACTTTAAGAACTAAGGTATACCTTAAATTTCTAAAAGGAGAACCTTTCCATAAGATAGCTCAAAGATATGATGTGTCTCATAGACAAATCTCATCTATAACTAGTATGCAGATAAATAATAGTTTATTGCATGCTACTCCTAAGATAACTAACAGAATTAAGAAATACCCTCACTATGAAATACTTAGCGGGAAGCATTACTTAGAACTTAGTTATGATGATGTAATTAAAGATTTAACACCTAAAGAATTAAGAGAATATGAAAAATCGTATAAAATACTTCCTTTCCATTATTAAAGATTCTAACTATTATTATTTATTGGTAGCAAAAAAGACTAGATATAGTTTTATAGCACATGCTGCCTTTGTATTGCATGAAATTAAATTTCATTTATTATGATTTACTTCCTAACTAATCAAAGAGAGATTGAAATAGAATCTAACTCCGAAATCGTACTATCTGATAAACAAACCGCATGGGATTTTATCACTTCTCTTGATGAGATAGCAGTTGACACTGAGACTACAGGGTTTGACCCTTACAGTTGTGAGATGTTAAGTGCGCAGTTAGGTAATGAGGTACATCAAGTGGTCTTAGACTTATCTGATACTCATAACCATTACTTCTTAAAACAAGTAATAGAACATAATAAAGATAAATTGTTTTTATTTCAGAATGCAAAGTTCGATTTAAGGTTTCTCATGGCTAAAGGGATATTTATTGACAGAGTATATGATACGTTCTTAGCAGAACAAGTCTTATATAATGGCATTAAAGATCACCGCAAAGGTTTAGATAAACTGGCTATGAGATACCTTAATGAGACTTTAGATAAATCTATACGGGGAGATATCCATAAACAAGGACTTACTTATGCAGTAATTAAATATGCTGCAGATGATGTAAGGGTATTGCCTGGTATAAAAGCCAAGCAAAAAGAAAGAGCTCTAGAACAGGAATTGGGTAAAGCTATTTCTTTAGAGAATTTATTTGCAGTATCGTTAGCTTACACAGAAATGTGTGGCATTAATCTTAACCTAGAAGATTGGGAAAAGAAATGCAAAGAAGACGACGCTGTTATGCAGAGTTATATTGTTAAACTAGATGAATGGATTTTATCTAGAGAGGATGAGTACCCTGAGTATATCGAGAATCAATTAGATTTATTCTCTGATGAAATAAAGACAAGGATTAATTGGAATAGCCAAAAGCAATTGATTCCCATCTTTAAGAAGCTAGGTTTAAATCTAGAGGTAAAAGATAAAGTGACTGGTAAATTAAAAGATTCTATAGAAGATTCTGTTATAAGAACCCAGAAAGATAAATCTGATCTAGTTAAGATATATTTAGACTATACTAAATCTTCTAAGGTTGTATCTACTTATGGTAGGAACTTCATTAATAATGTTAGTGAGGTTACTGGTAGAGTACATACTTCATTCAATCAGATTCTTAAGACAGGTAGAATAAGTAGTTCTCCTAACATACAGAATATACCAGCAGTCCCTGAAGATTCTGAAAGGACTAAGGAATTGTATGAGAGAGAATGTTTTATTCCTGAAGAAGGTAATGTGTTTATTGATAGCGATTACTCTTCACAGGAGTCTGTTATCCTTGCTAACTTTTCTATGGAGCCTAAGCTTATAGAATTTTATAACTCAGGCGCTTCTGATCTACATTCTTTTGTTGCTAAGGCTTTGTATCCTCAAGAGATAGGAGACACTCCTATGGAAGACATCAAGAAAAAGTTTAAGACTCTTAGACAGAATGCTAAGGCTGCAAACTTTGCTCTTGCTTATGGAGGCACTGGAGATACTATTGCTAAAAACCTTGGAGTTTCTAAGGAAGTAGGTATTTCTGTAGAGAAAGCATTCTTCCAGGCATTTCCTGCACTTAAGACTTATTTTGATATAGGTAAAAAAGCTGCATTTGACAGAGGATATATTTTAGTAAGTAAAGTAAGCGGTAGAAAAGTATTTATAGATCAATTCGATCAATTCTTAGAGTTATCTAATGAAGTAGATAGAAAAGAATTTTGGGATTTCTACAGAGAACAGAAGAATAACAATGGGCCTTATTATGAGGAACTCAAATCAAAAGTCTCTAAGTTTTTCAAAACAAAAGGATCTATGGAACGAGAAAGTATGAACTTTCCTATCCAAGGGTGTGCAGGTGAGCAAACTAAACTAGCCACAGCTATGCTTTACAAGGTAATCAAAGACAGAAACCTACTATTCACAGTTAAAATTGTAAATCTAATACATGACGAGATCCTTCTAGAGTGCCCTAAAGATATGGCAGAAGAATTTGCAGTAATACTTAAGAAATGTATGGAAGACGCAGGTTCTGTGTATTGTAAAACAGTAAAACTATATGCAACTCCTATGATTAGTAGTCAATGGATTCATTAAATAATAATTAAAATGGAATACGATCAAACTAAGCTCAAAATAGAGCTCTACAAAAAGCTAAAAGACTTTGATTGGTCTTATAAGGATAAAAATCCTGCAGCTATGACCGCCAAAGATGTCCTTCACAAATTTAAAGAAGGTCAAATATGGAATCTTATGAAAAGCTTCCCCAACAGGGTAGATGCCGCTAGAGTATATCACTCTGAATGTCCTAAGAATAATTACAACCAACAATACCTAGAAGATAAACTAGGTATTCAATTGTATGGTAATAAATGGATGTACCATGCAAGCTAAAGCAGAGAAACAAAAAATTGCTTTAAATGCAAGTAAGGATAATCCTTTCTTATTCTTAGAATGGTTTACTGGATTAGGTAAATCAAAAGCAGCATTAGACATTATGGAGTATCATAAAGATGCAAAGTGGGTAGTGGTTTGTAAAGAACTAAATCACATGATTACCTGGAAAGATGAGGCAGATAAGTGGAAAGTAGATTTCACAGATGTCACTCTTATATCTTATGATTCACTTCATAAACTTCCGCAGGATGAGTCACTTAATCTAATTTTGGATGAGGCACATGCATTAACTTCTACAAGAGTTAAGAAGCTGAAAGCCTTAAAGATTAATAGAATAGTGGCTTTGACTGCAACTATGCCCTTGACCAAGAAATCACTTTTATATTCTTTAGGAAAATTTAAAGTATATACTGTTTCTATGTCTAAGGCAATAGAAGATGGCATCTTACCAGAGCCAACTATTTATCAAATTAAAGTAAACCTATCTCGTAACGCAAGAGCTACATACAATAAAATGACAAGTAAGATTGATCGTTGTATGCTCAATGATAACGTAGAGACTGCCAAAATACTGGGAGCACAGCGCAAAAGATTATTAGCTGCTGCAAAAACAGGGCATGTCAAAGAATATCTTAATTACGACAAGAGGTTTGTATGTTTTACAGGGTCTATTGAACAATGTAATTTAATAGGAGGAGAGAATGCAATTCATTCCAGTAAATCTAATAGAGTAGAGGTAATAACTAAGTTTAATAACTTAGAAATCGACCATTTATTTGCCGTCAATATGCTTAGAGAGTCTATGAATCTTAGGAACATAGACATAGGGTATATTATACAGTTAGATAATCAGGAGAAGAGTACTATCCAAATGTTAGGTAGAAGTTTTAGATCCAAAAATCCAATTATGTATGTCTTTATCGCGAAAAAAACGATTGACGAGAGATACGCGGAAAATGCGTTCTCCCAAATCCCAAAGAAATTCATTAAAGTCATTGATACCACTATATGAAGATAGTGTTGCACAGGCTATTTCTTTTTATGGAAACTTAGAAGAGTATAATTATGAAAATTAAATATAAAAAGCTAACAATATCTCAACTAATTTCCAACTGGATTAATAGAAAAATGAGTATAGAAGAGTTAAGTTTTCATATAAAAGATTGTGAATTAACTATGCAATCTAGTTATAGTCATAAACCTTTTATGGACGGAGAGTTTGGGATTTATAATTCTATTTATGATTGTGTTTTGAACAAAGGGAATTTAAGGTTATCTTTTAAAGCAATGGTTAAAGTTAATTCAATCTTTGCTTTTAATGGAGGGGGCCATCATATTGATTATAAGCCAATTGAGTATGGAGTTGCTGAAGTTAATTTTAATGAAAGAACCAAAAATAATGTTTGGCACATTCCTATAACACCTGCACTTCAAACCCGCATAAAATTACTTATGAATAATACTAATAATCCTCCTAAAATTTCTTAGATTTGTGTACCCCTCAAGGAAATGCAGACTTAAGTTATTCGGGGTAACCTTCAAACAATTTATGAAAATTTTAATAGATCTAAAAAAGGATTTACATCCTATTGGGCAACTTATCCTCCATCTTTTACACAATTCTGAGTATGACGAGATAGAAAAACATTTTCAAAACACTTACCCTCAATATATTAGAGGGTTAATCAAAATGAAATACATCTTGAATACTGATAGTGACTCTATAAAACTGTCAGAGTTAACTTTAAATAAATCTAAACTAAAAGCTATACTAGGAGAGGTAGAATCTTCTTCCATGTGGATAGACTCTTATAGAGAATTATTTAGAGGCAAAAAGACAGGGGCTATGGGTACTAAGAGTGCCTGTATTAAGAAGATGGACAAGTTTATACAAGAGTTTGGCTACAATAAAGAAATAATTTTAAGCGCAGCAGAAAGATACATCGCTACTAGTAGGGACTATGCTTATTTGCAGCAAGCAGATTATTTTATTTATAAGAGCGAATCTTTTATGGGCTCTTCTGTAGAGAACTCTAAGTTGGCTACTTACTGCGAAGAGATAGAAATGCTAGATAATAATCAAATAACAGACGGAGCATGGAACATCCAAAGCATTTAAGTACGCCTCTCTGGGATCAATTAGAGGCCCAAATAAACTTAGGTATGCAAGGAAGGAATAGAGGCCTTCCTATGGGCTTTAAAAAGCTTTCTAAGTATATTTCTAACATTCAACCAGGTAGATATGACTTGATAGGGGGTGCTACGGGTACAGGTAAAACTGCACTAGTAGACTCTGCATATATGTATAACCCTATTAAGTATATCACAGCGGAAAAAGAAACTGATTTTAGTATCAAGATTCTATATTATAGTATAGAGATTACTCCCCTACAGAAAATAGCCAAGATGGTGTGTAGGAAGTTATTCGAAGACCATAATATATTAGTTGACTCTGAGAGTTTATTTTCTAGAGGCGATATGTCTTTACTAGACAAAGACGTTGCTAAGAAAGTATTTGCTACCAGAGATTACTTTGAGAAGATGCTATCTGATCATGTTATCTTTTATTCCGCAGCCTCTCCTGATTATGTATGGATGACTGTTAAAGATTATGTAGAGAAGAACGGTACAATTATCCGCAACTCTAACAAAATGATTCAACAGTATATCCCGCACAAACCTAATGAGATTGTTTTATTAATTATTGATCACATATCTCTAATAGATAAAAACTCAAAGGATTCTAATAAGAAAGAGGCTATAGACAGGTTGAGTAAAATGCTGGTACAATTTAGAAACTTATTCAACATAAGTCCAGTAGTAGTATCTCAGTTTAATAGGGGTATAGAAGGTATGGATAGAAAAAGATTAGATTCTTTAGAGCCGCAGCTCAGTGATTTTAAAGACACTGGTTCTACTCAAGAAGATGCTAATACTTCTATTGCCTTGTTTAATCCTTTTAGATATGGGATAGAAAAGCATAATGGTTATGATATTAAAAGACTGAACAGAAACTATAGATCACTAAGTATCTTAAAGAACAGAGACGGTCAAGATAACTTATCATTAGGCTTATTTTTTATGGGGGCAAATGGATTATTTCGTGAGTTACCTCCCTCACAAGAATTTATAAGTAATCCAGAATTATATAATAAACTTTTAAAATACTCAAATGGCAATTAAAGTCGGTATTATGGGTGCTCCAAACACTGGTAAATCATATTCCAGAAGCTTCTTGGAGAATCCTGAGGAGGTAGTTATTTTGGCATCATCTGCTAAGGCTACTTACTTAAAAGATAATAAGGGTAAACCCTTACAAAAGCTACCTTCAATGGTAGACATGAAAGAACTTGTACAAAAGAAGGAACATATTCCAGGCAACTGGGCAATAATGCCTGATATCAAGAGTGTAGAGTCTAATTTAAAGGTAATAAGTAGTTATATGCCTCATATTAAGACTGTTATTATTCCTGACTTTACTCATTATATTAGTAAGATACTAGCTAGTGAGTCTTTTATGAAGGCTAATTCAGGCGGTGGTGCATTTGCTAGATTTTGGGACTTAGCTGCTGCTAGTCTAAATGCTTTTTTCTTGGCATCAGATAGTTTAAGAGATGACCTTATTATAGTATTGGAGTTTCATGCAGAATACAATGATTCAGAAGAGGTGTTTCAGATATTTGTACCAGGTGGTAAGATGCTTTCAGAGAAATTCAAGCCTGAAAGTTATTTTGACATTATGTTGTGTACTTACATTGACAAGAATGATTCTGGAGAGATTACTCCTGATAGTTATAAATTTATAACAAGGAAGCACAGTTATTATAACGCCAGATCTATGGAGATGATTACAGAGACATTTATTCCTAATAATTTACAAACAGTACTGAGTGCAGTACGAGGATATTTTCACATTTAATTTTTATTTATTTTTTATTTTTTACTATGGGTAATTTAATTATCGGTATCCCTACCGTTAAAAGGGGAATGACTTCTGATGAATATGAAGGAAAAAGTGCAGTTGTATTAAAAGCAACTGAAGAAGGAAAGCGAAGTAAGATAGGTTTTACATCTGCTTTGTGTAGTGATTTACAACTTTCTGAGAATAATGTAGAGCTTAACATAGCTGTGGATATGGGAGAAGATGGTATCAATGATATCTATTTTGTACCTACTATTGGCAAGAAGCTTAGTAATAGAATAGGACGTCAACTAAGGACTATTGCAGATAAGAAAATTTACAACTACATAACACAGGAGTATCTAAATCTTGGTGAGACTATAGCTGAAGATGTAGTTCTAGATGTAGAAATAATTTCAACTATGGCTCCATATTCTTGGGCAATTAGACTTATTAACTCAAATCAAGAACAATCTGAGACAGTCGAGGATGCAATAGTAGAAGAAGAAACTTCTAAGCCTTCTTGGAGTAGTAATGAATCTATGGATTCCTATGATAATGAGATAGAGGCAGATTCAAATGAGGAATTAGCTCCTTGGTAAGTAACACATTTAATTTTTTTAATTTTTAATTTTATAAGTAATGAGTATTGATTTAAATAGTAATGAATTTGACAACGGAAGTAGTTCTGTTAGTATTTTTAATGGAGGTAATGCAGGTGTTTGTAGCAACTGTACAATAACCACGTTAGCAAAAGATGAGGCAGAGACTAGAAAGCTACCACATTGGAAGTTGATCGCTACTGACGAAAGTGGAGCATCCACTGATTTGTCTTTTTATTATGTAGATGATCCCTCGAATATGTATTACGAGGCTAATCTAAAAAGACAAGGTAAGATTCTTAAGCATCTTGTTAAGACTATTGCAGGGCCAGATGTAAAGATTCCTATTTTTAATTCTAACGAAGAAATGTTAGATAAGTGTATGGAGTTAATTACAGGTAAAGCAAAAGGTAAGACTTTTTCTGTATTTGCAAATTATGGCACTGTAGGAAGCAAACAAGTTAGTGGATATATAAAGGTTCGTTCTTTTGTGCCAATGATTTCTTCTAATAGTAACTCAGACACTTTGCAGGAAACTCCATATGATACTATGCAGAGACCTCAAGCAGATACTGCTTCTAATGATACCGCAGCTGATGCTACAAGCAGCGCTTTGAAAGAAGACGATTGGATCTAAATTCTGTCATATATGATGAAAGATTAACCAAAGACTCTATATTAAAAGTTATATCTGAATTAGATATATACAGTTTTTATATAGGGAAGGAAGCTCTTTCATTAAGACCCATAAATAGTCCGTTGAGGAGGGATAATATTCCCTCCTTTTCGGTCTTTTATGCTTCTAAGTCTAATAAGTATTTATTTAAAGACTTTGGAAATGGTATGTCAGGAGATTGTTTTTCGCTGGTACAGATTATGTATGGGCTTTCTTATAATGGAGCTTTAGAAAGAATAGCTATTGACTTTGGTGTAACTACTAGTGGCGTGTCGCCAAGTATTAAGCCAATAAGTAAAGTAGAAATAGAAAAGATAAGCAACAAAGAGAAAGTTAACCTACAGATTAAGAGTAAAAGTCCCACTTTAAAAGATAAAGAGTTTTGGAGTCTATTTGGCATAACACCTAAGACTCTTAGTAAGTATATGGTTAAGGTAGTAGATTTAATATTTATTAATAACAATATTATTAATCCTAAAACTAACTGTTATGCTTATTTAGAATTTAAAGACGATACCCCTACCTATAAAATATACCAACCTTTTAGTAAGGAGTATAAGTTTATGAATAATAATAATTATTCTGTGTGGGAAGGGTGGACACAAATGCCTGACACTGGAGATTTACTTATAATCACTTCATCTAGAAAAGATGTAATGAGTATAATAAGTACTACAGATTACCCAGCGGTAGCATTACAATCAGAAAGCGTATTGCCTAAGAAGCAGGTCATAGAAGAACTAAAGACTAGATTTAAAAACATATATATATTATATGACAATGACTTTAGTAGCGAACAAAACAATGGTAGGAAGTATGGTGCTAATTTAGCTAATGCATTTAACTGCATTCAGATAGAAATACCTTCTAAGTATGAAAGTAAAGACTACTCAGACTTAGTAAAAAAGCATGGGCAACACTTAGCCAAGAATTTATTAAAAAGTTTACTAAAAACAAACACAGCATGCACAAGGCATTAGAAATTAACCTACCTAGATTCCCTACTCATGCACAGATATCCAAAAATAAATGGGTAAAAATATCAGGTAACACTTTTTATTCAGGAACACATTACATTATTAGAAATAAAGTCTTTAGAGTTATGCATGATTATATAGATCATTACATTCCTAAAGACATTGTGTTTTCCAGAATAGAAACAGAGATGATATTTAAAGCGCCGCTTAATTATGGCACTGTAAGGAGGACCAAATCTAAAG